GAAGATGGCGGCACCGAGGGTGGATGGCAACGCTGACGACAAGTGGGCCGGGATTCTCTGAGGCCCGCGCGAAACGGGCGCTCCAGTTCATCTCGGCGCTGACGCACACCAAAGATCGGTGGGCCGGCCAGGACTTCGACCCGCGTCCGTGGCAGCGCCAGATCATTACCGAGCTGTTCGGGCGGATGCGGGCCGACGATCCGAACCGGCGCGCGTATCGCACCTGCTACATCGAGATCCCACGCAAGAACGGCAAGTCAGAAATCGCCGCGGCGTTTGCGCTCTACGGGTTGATCGGGGATGGCGTGATGGGCGCCGAGGTCTATTCTGCTGCGGCAGATCGGGAACAGGCCGCGCTGGTGTTCAACGTCGCCGCGCAGATGGTGCGCAACGATCCGCGGCTGTCAGCCAGGCTGAAGATCATCGATTCCCAAAAGCGGATCGTGGACCACAAGACCGGGAGCTTCTATCGGGCGATCTCGGCGGAAGCGTACAGCAAGCACGGCTTCAATGCGTCGATGGTGATCTACGACGAGCTCCACGCCGCTCCGAATCGGGAGTTGTGGGACGTCCTGACGACCTCGATGGGCGCACGGACGGAGCCGCTCGTGATTGCGATTACCACGGCGGGGTATGACCGACACTCGATCTGCTGGGAACAGCACGACTACGCCCAGAAGATTCTGGACGGCGTGGTCGAAGATCAGACGTTCTACCCGGTGATCTTTGCCGCTCCGGATGATGCGGACTGGCTGGATGAAGAGGTCTGGAAGCAGGCCAATCCTGCACTGCAAGACTTTCGGGACATTGACGACATGCGCGCGCTGGCGCACAAGTCCAAAGAGATCCCAGCGCTGCAAAACACGTTTCGACGCCTGTATCTGAACCAGTGGACCGAGCAGGCGGAACGCTGGATCGACATGGCGGCGTGGGATGCCTGCGCAGGCCTGACGGATTGGAAGCGGCTGCGCGAGGAGATGAAGGGGAAGCCGTGCTTTGCTGGCCTGGACCTCTCGAGCCGCGTGGACCTCACGGCGCTGGTGCTGGTATTTGAGCACGACGACGACGACGGGATGACGCTGCTACCGTTCTTCTGGGTGCCAGCCGAAGGCGCAGAAAAGCGCGGGCGCACAGACCGGGTGCCGTATCCGCAGTGGATCAAAGACGGCCTTATTACGGCGACCGATGGCAACGTGGTCGATCAAGGGTTCATCAGGGAAGACATCCACCGGCTGATGAAAGACTACCGGATGCAGGAATTGGCGTTTGACCCGTGGAACGCCACCAAGCTCAGTCTGGAGTTGCAGGGCGACGGGATCAAGGTCATCGAGATGCGGCAAGGGTTCCGGAGTCTGTCAGAAGCGACCAAGCATCTGGGGGCGATGGTGACGGGGCGCACGCTGCGGCATGGAGGACATCCGGTGTTGCGGTGGATGGCCTCGAACATGGTCGTGCGCCAGGATCCGAACGGGAATCTAGCGCCTGACAAGTCCAAGGTGACGGAACGTATTGACGGCGTGGTCGCGACGATCATGGGCGTGGCGACAGCGCTGGTAAATCAGCACCAAGAACCTGCGTATCAGGCTTACGTGTTTGGAGGCAGACGCTAATGGAGTTGACCGTGAAAGAGTTTGCCGCGCTCGAGCGCGTAGACGAACGCACGGTCCGACGCTGGATAGCCAAGGGGGCCGTCTCCATCCGCAGGACGCCCGGTGGCGGGATTCGCATCGTGGAGCGTCGGTCTGAGTCACGAGTAACGATCTTCGCCAGGACAAATTCGGACAACAGCGGACATCCTTCACAGTAGTATCTTCCCTCCTAATCAGGAGTAACCCACACTGGATGTGTGGGTGTGTCTACTGGCCTGACGCGGGCCTATTCCGTTCTCCAGCTCAAAGCTGTCGATGACGATCTCCGCCTGATTGAAGGCGTCGCGTCCACCCCCGAAGTCGATCGCGTCGGTGACATCGTGGTGCCAGAGGGGGCGCAGTTCAAGCTGCCCATCCCCCTCCTCTGGCAACACCGATCCGATCAACCGATCGGCCACGTCACCAACGCGAAAGTCACCAAAGACGGCATCCAGATCAAGGCGCAGATCGCCAAGGGCGTCCTGCCGCGCATCGATGAAGCGTGGGCACTGATCAAGGCCGGCCTGGTGCGCGGGCTGTCCATTGGCTTCAACGCCACCGAGACAGAGCCGATCAAGAACTCCTTCGGCGTGCGGTTCCTCAGATGGGAATGGCTCGAGTTGAGCGCCGTGACGATTCCGGCCAACGCCGAAGCCTCAATTACCGCGATCAAACAGTTCGACACGTCAGCGACCGCGATGGGATCGGCTCGTGTCGGTCACACCCCCGGCGATTCGGGGACTCCCGTTGTGCGGCTCTTGCCGTCACGACAGGAGCAGCAGATGAAGTCCATTCAGGATCAGATCAATAGCTACAGGTCCACTCGTGACCAGAAGTTCCAGGAACAGTCGGCGCTGATGACCAAGGCGGCCGAGGAAGGCCGCACGCTCGACGTCGCGGAGTCGGAGACCTACGACAGTCTCGACGCCGAAGTCAAGTCGCTCGACGCGCACATCCGCCGGCTCGAGGTGATGCAGGAAGGCCAGAAGGCTGTGGCCGTGCCCGTCGCCGGCAGCAATTCGTCGGTGGCTGCGCACGCACGCAGCGGTGAACCGGCGCAGGCCCAGTACGTATCGGTTCGGGAGAACACGCCGCCCGGCATCGGCTTCGCTCGCTCGGTCATGGCGAAGACCGTGGCGCGGTTGGACAACCGCTACGTCCTCGACGTGGCGAAGGAGATGTTCCCCTCCGATCAGCGCGTCCACAAGTACTTCGAGACGAAGGCGACCGTCACCGCCGGCACGTCGACCAGCACGCTGTGGGCCTCGGCGCTCGTGGATCAGACCAACCTGACCGGCGAGTTTATCGAGTACCTGCGCCCGGCCACGATCCTCGGCAAGTTCGGCATGAACGGTGTGCCGTCGCTGCGCCGAGTGCCGTTCAACATCCGCGTGGTTGGACAGACCACGGGCGGATCGGCCGGATGGGTGGGGGAAGGCAAGCCGAAGCCGGTCACGGCGTTCGAGTTCACGCCGACCACGCTGCTCTATACGAAGGTTGCCGCCATCGCGGTGATCACGCAGGAGCTGGCGCGGTTCTCGACCCCCTCGGCGGAGTCGCTGGTGCGCGATGCGCTCCGGGACTGCCTGGTGGAGCGGCTGGATCGGGACTTCGTGGATCCGGCTGAAGCTGGCACGGCCAACGTGCAGCCGGCGTCGATCACGAACGGTCTGACGGCGCTGACCTCGGCGGGCACCTCCGCAGACAACGCGCGGACGGACATCCAGAACCTGCTCGAGCAGTTCATCCTCAACAACGTCAATCCCACGTCGCTCGTGCTGATCATGCCGAACACGCTGGCGCTGGCGCTGTCGATTCAGGTGAACAGCCTCGGTCAGCCGGAGTTCCCCGGCCTGACGATGAACGGCGGCACCCTCCAGGGCATCCCGGTCATCACGTCGCAGTATGCGGCGAATGCCTCAGGCGCGGGCAACTTGGTCATTGCGGTCAACGCCTCGGATGTGTTCCTGGCGGATGACGGTCAGGTGTCGGTGGACATGAGCACGGAAGCCTCGCTTCAGATGAGCGATGCCCCGACCAACGATGCGGCGACCGGCACGGGCCAGTCGCTGGTGTCGATGTGGCAGACCAACTCGATCGCGCTGCGCGCCGAACGCCAGATCAACTGGGCGAAGCGGCGCACGTCCGCGGTGAGCTACATGGATGACGTGAACTGGGGCTCGATCGGTAGCCCGAGCTAGCGCATAGCGGCGGCGACACGCGGCACCGGCTCCGGATGAGAGTCGGTGCCGCGTCCTTTCACAGATAGGGCGGCATGACGGTCGTAGAAGTCCCAGCGGTCAAACTCATGGCGTATCGGGGGCGGACCTACGTCCGTGGCGAAGTGGTCACGATGCGCCCGATTGATGCCTTGGCGGCGAGCCGACGCGGTGAGGTGAGTCTCACGCGCGGCGCGATGATTCCCAAAGACCCCGAACCAGCACCAGAGCCTGCACCCGCGCGCCGCCGACGGCGCTACGCCCGACGCGACCTCTCTGCGGAATGAAACTTTTCGGCTTCGAGATCACGCGCACAAAGGCGACCCCGCCCAATCTCGCGTCGGTATCCAACCGCGGCTGGTACCGTATTCTCGAATCGTTCGATGGGGCGTGGCAGAACAACG